CCCACGTCTTTGGACGTGCCCTTTCCACAAAGGGATTTGTAAAATTACACAAATATAATACTACATTTACCGAGCCTAATGGTCGTTAAAGAATTTATTACTAGAACTATATCATTAAGTTTTATAATAACCGGGAAATTTCCAAGGTTAAAGACTATGTGATTTAAGTTTACTTCATTTTCTTTTAAGATCCTAATTAGACTGTAAACGCTAATACTAATTTATATAAGTGGAGGTTGGTTTGGAGAGAATCCATCACTATTGTGGTGTGTAGAACTCTAGATCATATTGCGCTATAATATAACCAACAGTTGTGGCAACAGCGGCGACAAAGCCCTCAGTCGCGACATAGAGGACCCCTTGATTCGCCTGAAGTAAATTCGTGGCGGTTGGTTGGTCAGTCTTGTAGCGGTCAATTCGAGATAAACTCTTCGTACCTTGGAGAGAACAATCTGAAAAGATGTTCGCCATGGTCGAAGAGATATTTCGCATTTGGGCTGTTGTGCTGTTTGGAACAGGATCGGTTGAGTCATATTCAATTGAGAGTATAACTGCACCGGTACTAGTAGTTGGTTGGTTAGATTGGAAGAAGAATGTTAATCGATGAAATACAAAATATTCATAAATCGGTGCATAAGCTGCCAGTCGAGGGAATGAATTGGGGTTAATCGCCCCAAAGTTTATTGCTGTATTGAATGCAGTACTAAGGGTGTAAACACCAGTAGTAATAGGCATAGTAACGGCACTAACTAATTCTCGACCAGTCACTCGGATCCCCCCAGGGGTGGATCCAACACCAACATCAAATAGATTAAGGGGGCTTGTAGCGGTAAATTGCGATCTTGTCAATGACAATGGCATATCTCCTCTTAAGCCTGGGTTACGGGATAAACCTCGGACCCTACCTAATCTCTTCTTCGGACGCTGTGGTCTACGAGATCTCAAACTTCCCACTTGGGTAGTTAGTCTCTGGATTCTTTGTTCTAAGGATTTATTTGCGGTGTTCATAGTATGGGATACACAAGAACGTGTGGACTGTACATCTGTATTAATTACTGTACCATTAAGTTTATAATTTCTATCTTTAAGAAGGCCCACATCTCTGGGGATATCAGGGGGAATACATAATTGAAAGATATTCATTAAATCAATCTACCTATTTAATTACGATTGCCAATAAAGGCCGTCGTGATACTATTTAGTTAGAAAGAAATATTGGACCTCGAGTTTAATTTTCCTCTAATCCAACACACTCCTGTGTGTTTCACCTCAAAATTGTTCGCCCCATCTTCTTTTTAAAGACCCTTAATGTCGTATCTTACCCGTGCAGTCTCTCGACTCTACGTGTCTGAACGTCGTTCGTTGCAGAATCACTTGGTACGGAAGTATTGAGCATAATTGCACCGTTTTGGGTAACAAAATTACAGACCCCATGAGAATTATTATCGGCATATTCTCAAGCCTCTGGATCAGTTTAACGTCATGATCTGGACCCATAATATTTAGTTTATTGCCTTATTAGGGCATGAGCACCACAAATATTATATCCTTTATTCTCCCTTGACGCCCTTAGTCAATTCACATAGAACTTCCCCAAATACCACCTTCCACGACCAAGGTCGAGGAAAAGGAGTAGATGAGAGGAAGTCCCTAGGAATTCTAAGATTTTGTGCAGTAAAGTAAGATGGTAGGAAACACTTATATTTTTTGGTTAAGACCACCTTCTGTGGATCAACCTCAGCAGAATAACAAACTGCTGGAATTGTAATATTACGAGGTAGGTTAAATGGGCGAAACTGCTGGACACCTTGTCCATGGGCATACTTATAAAGTTGACCCACAATCTTCATAGCGTACTTACGCTCTCGAAGATTAACAGTAAATTTCCAGCCAATCGGCGGAACAATACCCATACCCCCGTGACACATTGGGAGGAAAATATT